CACCACGGGCCGGGGGCTTCCACACGTCTATACTCCCCCCATGCTCACCACCACACAACGCCCCACCAACGAACTCAAACCCCACCCCGCCAACCCGCGCAACGGGGACACCACCGCCATCGCCCAATCCCTCCAAGCCAACGGCCAATACAAACCCATCGTCACCACCACAGACGGCACCATCCTCGCCGGAAACCACACCTACGCAGCAGCCCTCGAACTCGGATGGGATGAACTCTCCGTAGTCACCCTCCCCATCACCCCCGACTCCCCCGAAGCACTCCGCATCATGCTGGCGGACAACCGCACCTCCGACCTGGGCCGCTACGATGACGCGCTGCTGCTGAACCTGCTGGAAACGGTGACGGAAGCGGACGCACTGATGGGGACCGCATACGAACCGTACGACGTGGACGATCTGCGGGCCATCCTCGACTACCGGCAACACGTCCCCCACGGTGAGTCCGATGCGGTCGGTACGAGCCACCTCGCCGCCCATGACGGGGTAGCCGCCGACCCCGGCTTCCCAGGGCTGGAGGCCGGGTACAAGGCGAAGGGCACCCGCCCCATCATCCTCGACTACCCCGTGGACGGCTACGGACAGGTCGTAGCGGCCCTCGCCCGCGCCAGGGTGAAGGCTGACGTCGCCACCAACGCCGAAGCCGTCTCAGCCGCCCTGAACGCCTACGCACCAGTGGAGTGACCGTGGACGTTTACACAGCCCGCCGCGTCATGACAGACACGCAACGTGACCAACTCGTCGCCACCAAGGTTGGTGTTCACACCCCGACCCCCCTCGGCCCACCCCCCTACTACCTCCTCGATGAGGACACCGGGGCCACCCTCGCCTACGTCACCACCGCCCCCGCCGACCTGGCCCGCGCCTGCGTCTCCGCGTTCAGGGCGATCCCCCGCACCTGCGTCGTCCGTGCAGCCGGTGTCCGCACCCGCTCCAACACGTTCGGCTATTCCGCGCCGAAGCCGATGTTCCAGATCAACGCGGCCACCACCTCCGGATGGGCCATGACAGACCCCACCGGCCACACCACCCTCGAAACATTCGCACACTGGGCGTGGGCCGAGTTCCAAACCAACGGACCCGCCCCCGCCGTTGACCACATGCGGGGCGTCCGCGACCACATCCACACCGACTGGCGGATGGGCGACACCCCCTGGACCTCCGGCATCGCCAACGACACCGTCCCCCTGTACTACCACTACGACCGCAACAACGTGCCCGATGCGTGGTCGGTGATGCTCGGCGCTCGGGCCGGTGTTCGCGGCGGGCATCTCCACATCGCGGACTACGATGTGACCCTCCCCATCAACGACCGGGACGTGGTGTTCTTCCCCGGTGTGAACTACATGCACGGCGTCACACCCCTCCGTGAATCAATGCGTGACGGGTTCCGGTACACGTTCGTCTGGTACCCGGTGAAAGCCTTCTACGACCTCGGCTCAGCGGAGGAAGCCCGCACCGCCGCCAGAGTCCGCCGCACCGAACTGGAGGATGACCTCCTCATCAGGCAGCGCGCCTCGGGGCTGATCCCGTGACCCTCGTCCTGGCAGGGTCGAAGCAGCGGATGTGGCTACCCCTCCTCCGCTACCTCCCCGACCCAACGATCATGGTGGAGCCGCAGGAGCACGCCGACTACACCGCCGCTCATCCGTCGCTGAACTTCGTCCGGCTGGATGAGGACGACCGGGGCTTCGGGTACATGATGAACGCCCTGTGCGCGTACACCCTGGCGCAGGGTGAAAGGTACTTCGTGTTCACCGACGACGACGTGACCGGTCTCCGCCAGCGGGTGTCGTTGCAGCACAAGTTCCGCGGCATCCCGCCGGACCGAACCCGGCAGGCACTCACCGCCGCCGCCCACACCGCGCAGGAGGAAGACCTCGCCCAGTATGCGGTGTCCTTCGCGGGGCAGTCGTGGGGTGCGGGGGCATCCCGAACCACCCCGACCGGCGCGTGGGGTGTTCACGTCACCGACGCGGTAGCGGTCACCGAGGTAGGCGGCTACGACGAGGACCTGGCGGTGTTCTCCGATTGGGAGATGTCAGCCCGCCTCCTCGCAGCCGGGTACCGCACCGCCCGCACCAACCTGCTGTCGTTCGTCCACACGATGCGTTCCGAACCGGGCGGCGCCGCGCACCTCTACGCGCAGAAAGAACGGGTCAAGGCATCCGCCGAGAAGGTCGCCGCCCGCTACCCTGATGCGGCCCGCGTCATATACGTCGAGAAGCACGACCAGTACGAGGTCCGATTCAATTGGAGGAAGATCGCCGCGTGAACATACTCATCACCGGAGCCGGTGGCTTCGTCGGGCACCACACCGTCGAGCATCTGCTTGCGAACACGGACCACCACCTGATCCTGGTTGACTCCTTCCGCCACCGGGGAAAGTACGACCGGCTCCGCGAAGTGTTCGCACCGCTACCCCCATCGCAGCGAGCACGCATCGCCACCGTCGTCCACGACCTGCGGGCACCCTTCACGGCACAAACCGTGGACACGCTCGGCCCCATCAACGTGATCCTCAACATCGCATCCGAATCGCACGTCGACCGCTCCTTGTCCGACCCGGTCCCGTTCGTCAAGAACAACATCGATGTTGCGCTAAACATGCTGGAACTCGCCCGCACCCTCCCCGACCTGTCCCTGTTCGTCCAGGTATCAACCGATGAAGTGTATGGGCCGGTCCCCCGTGGCCGTGCCTCCGCTGAATGGGATCCGATCATCCCCTCCAATCCCTACGCCGCATCGAAAGCAGCCCAGGAAGCAATCGCCGTCTCCTACTGGCGTTCCTACGGGGTCCCGGTCATCATCACCAACACAATGAACATCATCGGTGAACGGCAAGACCCCGAGAAATTCCTCCCCATGGTGATCCGCAACATCACCCGAGGCGACCCGATCCCCGTCCACGCCGCACCAGACGGGACACCGGGGTCCCGCGTCTACCTTCACGCACGCAACCAGGCGGACGCGCTGCTGTGGCTGATCGGGAAGGGCACTCCCACCGTGTACGACCGGCACAACAACATGCCGCAACGCCCCGACCGCCACAACATTGCGGGCGAGTCGGAGTCAACGAACCTCCAGATCGTGGAGAAGGTCGCCGCCATCCTGGGCCGTGAGCCATTCATTGACCTGGTCGACTTCCACTCCACCAGGCCAGGGCATGACCTCAGGTACGCGCTCGACTCTGCTACGACTCGGGCTGCCGGGTGGAAGCCACCGATCCCCTTCGACGAGTCGCTTCGCCGCACCGTTGAATGGACCGTTCAACACCCACAATGGATGGAGGGGTGATGGCGGGAGGACGAACCAGGAACGAGGCCGCACCAGCGGGTGGCAGCGGATCCCCCGCGACGTGGGAGACGCAGCAGCAGGCCGTCGCCCTCAGGGCCGGTGGCGCAACCTACCGGGAGATTGGGCGTGCCCTCAGCATCGACCACACCTGGGCGCGGCGCCTCGTCGTTGACGCCATCAGGGAGAACACAGCCGCGAACGTGGACGAGTTGCGCGCACAGGAGGGGGAGCGGCTGGAGAAACTACACCGCGCCATCTGGCCGCAGGCCCTCGGCAACCCAAGGCAAAACGTAGAGCCGAACCTGCGCGCCGCCCTCACCGTGATCCGTATAGCGGAGCGGAGGGCAAGACTCTTCGGCCTTGATGCCCCCGTCCGTGTGGAGGTGTCCGACCAGATCGACAGGCAGTTGCAGGAACTCGCCGCGCAGATCGAACCGATGATGCTAGAGCCAAACGGTGACGGCGCTACCTGACGGGTGGGAGACATGGCCCACCCCAGCGAAGGCGCGGCTGCTTGCGGTTGTCGGAGCCGCCGCGCACAAGAAGGTAGACCACTGGCGTCTCACCGCCCGCCCACCCCAACGGCCACCGGGCGGCGACTGGGACACCTGGATGGTGCTGGCTGGGCGAGGTTTCGGGAAGACCCGCACTGGGGCCGAGTGGTCGTGGCGAGCGGCCCATGACCACCCTGGTTCGCGTGGTGCGGTAGTCGCCCCAACCGCTGGTGACGTTCGCGATGTCATGATCGAAGGCGAATCAGGGATTATGGCCGTGGTGCCCGACTGGTTCCGCCCCATCTACGAACCGTCGAAGCGTCGCCTCACCTACCCGAACGGGTCCATCCAGTCGACGTACTCCGCTGACGAACCCGACCGGCTGCGTGGCCCGCAGCACCACTACGGGTGGATTGACGAACTGGCGGCGATGAAGCGTGGGCACGCCATGTGGGACATGCTCTCCCTCGGGCTACGCCTCGGTGAGCATCCCCAGTCCCTCATCACCACCACCCCCCGCCCCCACAAGTGGCTGCGAAACATCCTTGGGGACGAGCGGACCGTCTCCACCGGGGGATCTACCTACGACAACCTAGACAACCTCGCACCCACATTCCGCCGCACCATCCTCACCCGCTATGAGGGCACCCGGCTGGGACGGCAAGAGTTGCACGCTGAACTCCTCGACGATGTTGAGGGCGCCTTGTGGACGCTGGCGATGATTGATGATGCCCGTTTCACGGAGTCCCCACCCGTGGGCCGCATCGTTGTTGCTGTTGATCCGGCTGTCACCGCTGGACCCGACTCCGACGAAACAGGCATCATCGTGGTCGGTACCGTCCTCGGCTCCAACCCCACCGAGTTCGTTGTTCTCGCTGACCGGTCCGGCAGGTACTCCCCGCAAACGTGGGGTGAACTCGCAGGTCGCACCGCCGACGAGTTCGGTGCGGACGCTATCGTTGCTGAGACAAACCAGGGCGGTGACCTCGTGAAAGCAACCCTTGCCCTTGCCTCACCGTGGGCCAGGTACCGCCCCGTTCACGCCCGCGACTCGAAACGTGTCCGCGCTGAACCCGTCGCCGCGCTGTACGAACAAGGCAGGGTGCACCACGTTGGTGCACTGCCCCAGTTGGAGGAACAGTTAGCGACATGGGTGCCGGATCAGGGCAAGTCACCTGACCGGGTGGATGCCCTGGTGTGGGGGATCACCGACCTCGCCAACTCCGATGTGCCGAAGGCCCGAAGGGTCAGAACGTGAGGAACCAGTGAGCGACACCGACCTGATTGGCACAGCCGGGAAAGCACTCGCGAACCGGGAGTTGCAAGGCCGGTACCTTTACTACTTGGGGAAGCAACCGCGCATCTGGGTGACCCCGAAACTGAGGGCGATGTTCCGCACGTTGGCCGATTCGATGAATGAGAACTACTGCGACCTGGCCGTCCACTCACGCACCACCCGCATGGAAGTCACCGGCTGGGAAGGCGCCGGTGCCGCCGCCGCCGAGAAACTGTGGGATGACACCCGCATGGGCAAACGACAAGCGGACCTGTACCGGTGGGGACTCGTGTACGGCCACACCTACCTGATCGCCGCCGAGGAGGATGGGGGACCAGTCCTCGCCCCGCAACGCCCCACCATTCTGTGGCACCGCCCCGACGCTGAGGACCCCACCAATGTGGAGGTCGCCGTCAAATACTGGTTCACCCGTGGGTTCTGGCGGGCCACCATCTACGACGAGGACGAGATCCGCCGCTACGTGTGCCCGCAGGTGGGGCAGAAACCCACCAAACGCCCCGACGCTAACTCATTCATGCTGGACGAGGAGGAGCCGGGTGGGCCGCACGGCTTCGACCGTGTCCCCGTCATTCCCGCGTACCCGTTCGGTGCTGAAGCACCCTGCCTCATCGACACCATCAGCCCAGTGCAGGACCGCATCAACAAGATTGGGGCCAACAAGTTCATCGCCGCCGAGTTTGGGGCGTTCCGCCAACGAGTGTTTTTCACCCGGCAAACCATCGATGACAACGACCTCATTCAACAACCCGACACGGCGTTGATCCTCGACCCCGGCGACCCGCAGTCCCCAGCCCGGGTGCAGGAAATGTCCGCCACCGACCTGGGCAACTATGACAACGCCAAATCAGCAGAGATTGATTCACTGTTCACCCTGGCGTTACTGCCCCGTCACCTCAGAATCTCCGGCTCATCAGCGCAAGCACCATCCGGCAGGGCCATCAAAGCGGATGAGGGACCGATGGTGGAGGCGATCATCGACCACCAACGGGAGTTCGGGGAATGCTACGAGGACGCCCTCACCCTCCTGGGGATTGAGGCGGAACCGGTGTGGCGGTCCCCCATCACTGATGATGAGATTGACCAAGCCCAAACGGTCCGTGGCTTCACCGATGCCGGGGCTCCGTTGAATGAGGTGCTGAAGCGGTACGCCGGTTGGACTGATGAGGACCTTGCCGCCGCACCCACCCCGGAGGTGGGCGGACCGGTCACCCGACCTGACGCCACAGGTGCCGCCCTGCTGCAAGCGTTCTCCGCTGCACCCGCCGAAGGGTAAACCGTGGCGAAACCACCCGTCGTGTTCCCCGGACTCGACCCGAAAGCGTGGGACCGGTTCGCCAAGAATGTGGCCCGGGCATCATCGCGGGATGTGGAACGGCTCCTGGCCGGAACCCTCACCCGGGGGAAAACAATGGCGTTGCGATCCCTGGTGGAATCGTTGAAGCAGTTGTACGGACTGACCACCGATGAGGCGTGGGTGGCCGCACGCGCTGTCGGTTCCACATCCACACGGTTATCCACAGCGTTGGATGGTGTGCTGTCGCAGATCCCCGCATCCACCATGAACGCGGTCAACGACTCCGCAGCATGGGTGGCAGCCCGAGGTGTACCCGTCGTGTTATCGGAGGGGGCGGTGTCTTCAATGGTGGGCCGCACCGCCCAGTCGATCACCGCTGACTGGACCCGCCTCGCCGCCACCACCCAACGGGGCATTGTCACCACCCTGCAACAGTCAATGGTGTCCGGGGTTGGTGCCAGGGGTGCAGCAACCGCCATGTACCAGGGCACCTACGGGCAGGTCGGGTTGACCTGGGGGCGTTGCCAAACGATTGCCCGCACCGAAATGGCCGACGCGTACCAGGCAGCCAACATGACCACCTACCGCCAAGCCGGGGTGGAGTACTACCAGTGGTTCGCCAATGAGGGACCCCGCACCTGCGCCATGTGTTTAGCGTTGAACGGGTCCGTGTTCCCCATGACTGAACAACCGGACCAGCACCCCAACTGCCGGTGCGAAATGCTGCCCGTGTTCACCGACGAAATGCGGCGGGTCACCCCCGACTGGCGAATCCCCGGCACCAGGGTGCCCAACACGACCATCGCATCCCGGCTGCCGTCCACCTGGCAGGTGCCCGCTGACCCCCGCGACCTCATCGGATTGAGGGATGTGCCGGGGTGGCGGCCTGTGAAGGTGCTGGTGAAGCCGTAGCGTGGGCGCTAACAGGTCAACCATCAACGGAGGTACCATGACCACCGAGCAAGGAAGCGAGCCGCAGGGCGAGCCGACCGCGAAGCCGCAGGGCGACGCCGCACCAACCACGCCACCGAAGGGTGAGCAGCCGAAGCCGCAGGGCGGGGCAACCGGGGACGACCACGACTGG